AAGGGTGTTGATTTCATTTTTGGAATCAAGGAGGGCGAATCCGGCGCTGAATTGCAAGCAATTCGTTTTAAGCTGAGCGAATTTACTGCTGCCGAAGCTCGTGCGTGGCTGCGTGAACGTGATTATGAGCCGCTTGAATTTGAAGAAGCAACAGGCGAGCGCTCTAAAGTAGAGCAAATTGAGGCTGAACCTGTGACGGCAGAACGTGCTGCTCCTGATGCATTGAAGGAGGGTGATTTTGTTTCTTGGAACAGTTCAGGTGGTCGCGCTCGCGGTCGGATTGAGCATGTGATGCGTGAGGGTACGCTCGGTGTGCCTGGCACTGAATTCAGCATTGATGCCAGTGAAGAGGATCCGGCTGCTCTGATTCGGATCTATCGGGATGGTGAAGCGACTGAAACAATGGTTGGGCATCGATTTAGCACGCTGACCAAGATCGAGCCGATTGGTGATCGTTCGCTGGAAGGCAAGTATCAGCGCACTGAGAGCGTTCAGTTCCGTGCTGTTGATGATCGGAGCTTTGAGTTTCCGTTCAGCTCTGAGTATCCAGTGATGCGGTACTTCGGCAATGAAGTGCTAAGCCACGAAATGGATGCGGCTGATCTTGGTCGACTGAATGATGGCGCGCCTTTGCTGTTCAATCATGATCCTGATCGTGTTGTTGGCGTTGTAGAGCGTGCTTGGGTTGACGGAGAGAAGAAACGCGGCTACGCCAAGGTGCGTTTTTCGCGTAACAGCTTCGCCCAAGAAATCCTTGCTGATGTCCGCGATAATATTTTGCGCGGCATCAGCTTCGGTTATTCCATCGACAAGATGGAAGAACGAGGCGGTGATTTCGTAGCAACCAGATGGTCGCCTTACGAAGTCAGCGTGGTCTCTATACCTGCTGATCCTACGATTGGAATTGGCAGGTCTCTAAATGATGAGACCGTGATTCAAGCGGCCCCCGCCGCATCACCAACACCTGAACCTGAAATGGAAAACACTCCAGATCTGGAGGTGATCCGGTCCAAGGCCGCAGAGGCCGAGCGTACCCGTATCGCCGCCATCAGCGCACTGGGCGACAAGCACCAGATGCAAGACCTGGCTCGCGAACTGATCGAAGGTGGTCGCACCCTCGATGAGGCTCGTGCTGCCGTCCTCGAAAAACTCGGCTCTCAACCCGTGGAACAACCCATTCGCTCTGCTGACATCACCTCGAATGATGTTGGCCTCTCCGATAAGGAGACCCGTTCTTTCAGCTTTGCTCGTGCGCTGAACTATCTGGCTAACCCCAGTGATGCTTCTGCACGTCGCGCTGCTGAGTTTGAAATCGAAGTCGGCAAAGCTGCTGCTCAGAAGTATGAGCGTGCCAGCAACGGCATCGTGATCCCCAACGAAGTGCTGCGTCGTGATCTGGTGGTGGGCACCCCCACTGCTGGTGGCAACCTTGTTGCTGACGAGCTGCTGGCTGGTTCGTTCATCGACCTGCTGCGCAACCGTCTTGCACTGGCTCAAGCTGGCGTGACCATGCTGACCGGCCTGCAGGGCAACATCAGCATTCCCCGTCAGACCTCTGCCGCTACTGCTTACTGGGTTGGCGAGAACGCTTCTCCGACCGAAAGCCAGCAGGCAATCGATCAGGTCAACATGACTCCCAAGACTGTGGGTGCTTATGTCGACTACAGCCGTCGTCTGCTGCTTCAGTCCTCGATCGATGTTGAGGGCATGATCCGTAACGATCTGGCTCGCGTGATTGCTCTTGAGCTTGACCGCGCTGCTATCTACGGCACCGGCTCCAGCAACCAGCCCCTGGGTCTGACCAATACCACCGGCATTGGCAGCCAGACCATCACCACCTACGGCACCTTTGCTGAGTACATCGGCATGGAAACCGATGTGGCTACTGCAAACGCTGATGGTGGCAGCCTGCGTTACATCATCAACGCTGCTGCTCGCGGTGCTCTGAAGTCGACCGCCAAGGACGCCGCTGCTGTGGCTGCTGGCTTCGTGTTCGAGGACGGTGAGATCAATGGCTATCCCGCCATTGTTTCCAACCAGCTGCAGAACAACGACGCTCTGTTCGGCGACTTCTCCATGATGATCATGGGCATGTGGTCTGGTCTGGATCTGACTGTTGATCCTTACGCTGGTGCTACTGCTGGCACCGTCCGCGTGATTGCTCTGCAGGACGTGGATGTGGCTGTGAAGCAGCCTGGCGCCTTCTGCCTCGGCACCTGATTATGAGGATCGAGATCCTGCGTCAAGTCATGGTCTCAGGGGAGTCGGTTTCGGCCGGCTCCTTTATTGAGGTGAGTGACGCGGACGCGAACCTATTGGTTGGTAGCGGCAAGGCTGTTTTTGCACCTGCCGTTGAGAAGCCGGCACCTGTTGAGGTGACGGAAGAAGTCAAGCCTGAGCCGGTTAAACCCGCGCGTAAGGCACGCACCTACGCTCCCAAGGAGGACTGATCATGGCCATTCTTTCTACTGGTCTGGAGAAGCTGCAGCATTTTGCTCTTGCTCCTACCGCTGCCCGCACTGCCAACCTGAATGGCACTGCTGTTGACATGAATGATTATGAGGGCGACCTCGTGATCATTCTTGATGTTGAAGCTGGTGGCACTTCTACTCTGGATGTCAAAATCCAGTCCAGCGACACCTCTGGTGGTAGCTACACCGATGTGACTACCGTGTTCAATCTCGACGGCACCGAGCAAGCGTCTGGCGCTGTGGCATTTGCTCAGGTGAGCACCTCTGCTGACAAGCAGTATCTGGTGTTCCCCAAGGGCGCTGCCAAGCGTTGGATCAAGGCTGTGTCTGTGACTGACACCTCCACCCACACCTATTCCATCAATGGTGTTGGCGTGAAGAAGTACGCTTGATAGCGGACGGAGACGCACCCCAGGTTGCTTCGGTGACCTGGGGCTTTTTTGTGCTTAGAATTTTGATGTTCCCGCTCTGCCTTCGGCATCGGGCCTGCTGATTGAGATGGCATTCACCGAAGACCTAAGTGTGTTCCTCGCTGATTTTGGTGTACCGATTTCGGCCGGATCAGCAAGTGGGCTTGGGATCCTCGATATGCCAAGCGAGATGGTGGCTGATGGCGTGGTGCTGACGACGGATTACAAAGTCACTTGTCTTGCGAGTGAATTTGGCGATCTGCAATATGGCGCTGGTGTGAACGTAGATGGACTGCCCTATACGGTGCGGTCGGTTGAGCTGCTTGATGATGGCAAGTTTTGTGATTTGATGTTGCAACGCAGTGCGACGCCTGTCTTGGCTGCTGTGTCGCCTGCAGTGCTTGATGGCGATGGGGTCGATACAGAGAGCACGGTTATCCTTGATGGAGGCACTCCGTCGACGGTTTACGTCGATGGAAATATTTTGAATGGTGGCAAGCCATGAGCGACACGATCACTCGATTTTTGGTGCGGAATGGGAGTGCTGCGCAGTGGACTGCGAGTAACCCGATTTTGCTTGAGGGCGAGCTTGGCTTTGAAAGCGATACACGAAAATTTAAGCTAGGAAATGGCATTACAGCTTGGAATTCCTTGCTTTATGTACAAGGTTATGACGATCCAACTTTTACGACTCTTGCGGTAACTGGTCTGGCGACCTTGCCGCATATACATGGCGCTCTTGCTGGACCTGTTTACATTCACTGCCGGAATGGCACCGGGTCAACGCTGGCAAAAGGCACGCCTGTTTACATTACCGGAAATGTTGGCGATACCGCGACGGTTATTGTTGCTGCGGCTGATGCGGCGAATTTAGCAAAAATGCCTGCTATTGGGATTTTGGACGCTGCTTTAGCTGCCAATGCTGATGGACACGTTGTAATTAGCGGAGAAATTACTTCTATGAATACAAATGGTTATGCAGTTAATGCAGCACTTTATGTCGCAGAAGGTGGAGGGTTTACTACTACGGCTCCAACAAATAAGCAGCCGATTGGCAGGGTGACAAGAGGTAATAGCAACACTGGCGCTTTGGTTGTTATGGGTCCAGGAGTCGTGCTATAGGCATGGACCGCGAAACCTTTAAAAACTGGGTCAAGGTGATGCAGGCTTTGGAGGTGGCGGGCAAAACGGACTGTTACATTTATTATCGAGCGAAATCAATTGTGAGCGGCGGCTCGGATCCTGGGCCGTTTGGCAAGCTTCCCCAGCGAGGATTCAATGACGACAAAGCGTGAGCGAATTTTGCGAGCGATTGCTACCGCGTTGACACCGACTGCGGGAGTCAATGGTCGTGTGTATCGAAGTCGTGTGACTGCGGTGCAGCGTGCTGAGTCGCCTGCGATCGTGGTGGAGCCGATCAATGACACGCCAACGCAGAATACGAGTTTGCCGACGTTGGACTGGCGAATGCGCGTCAGGGTCAGCGTGATCGTCAGAGGGGATGTTCCAGATCAGATTGCTGATGCAGTGATTGAGGACATGCACGCCAGGATGGTGCGCGATTTAACGGTTGGTGGTTACGCGATTGACGTGCAGCCAGACGAAGTTTCGTTCAATCTTGTGGACGCCGATCAGCCGGCTGGCGTAATTTTCAATGATTATATTGTTCAATACAGGACGAGTGTTGCGAGTTTGTCGGTCTAAAGTCTGATAAGCCACCGGATTTACAGTGATGGATGAGTTTCAAGGGCAAGGTGGCTCGTACATCCTTGACCCCGAGACAGGCGTTCGCACTTTGGTTTCGCGGACGCTGCCACCTGACCAAACAGAGGTAATTTCCAATGCCCCTTCTAACTCGGAAACGCCTGATCCTCCTCGAATCGGAGGGGACATACGGGACGGATCCAACTCCAACCGGCGCCGACGCAGTGCTGGTGCGGGATTTGAACATCGTTCCCCTGCAGAGTGATGTAGTCAGTCGCGATCTCGTGCGTCCTTATCTGGGCGCATCTGAGCAGCTTCTGGCCAATACTCGCGTTGAATGCACCTTCAGCGTTGAGCTTGCTGGTTCTGGCACTGCTGGTACTGCTCCTCGTTATGGCAAGGCTCTGCTTGCTTGCGGGATGAGCGAAACCATTGTTGCCACCACCAGCGTCACTTACGCACCCGTTAGCGCAAGCTTCGGTAGCTGCACCATCTACTACAACATTGATGGTGTGCTGCATAAGGTGACCGGCGCTCGCGGTACGTTCACCATCAACGGTGCCGTTGGCGAGATCCCGACGATTGACTTCACTTTCACTGGGATCTATAACACGCCGACTGACACTGCGTTGCCTGCTGTTACCTACGGCGACCAGGCAACTCCTGTTGTCTTCAAGAACGGCAACACCACTGGGTTCGAGCTTCTGTCCTATGCAGGTTGCCTTCAGTCGGTGTCGTTCGATGTGGGCAACAGCCTGGTGTATCGCGAGCTTGTTGGTTGTACCAAAGAGGTGCTGCTGACTGATCGCGCCTCGACTGGCAGTGTGGTTCTGGAAGCTGTGACCATGGCAACCAAGAACTACTTCACTGCTGCACTGTCCGATGGCACTCTGGGCAACCTGCTCTTCCAGCACGGTCAAACCGCAGGCAACATTGTCGATTTCGCCTCCACTCGGGTCGATATCGGCGATGTGAGCTACAGCGATCAGGACGGCATCCACATGCTGAACATCCCTTATACCTGCGTCCCCTCGACTACAGGTAACGATGAGTTCAGCCTGGTTTACACCTAAGCTGCTGCTGGTGTGGATGAACCGAGGGCCGCTAATGCGGCCCTTTTTTGTTGGGTGTATGCTGTTGCAGTATCGCGTTCATTACGCATGGCATTTGTTCGTAAAAAAGTTAAGGTCTTCTCTTGGCCGGTCAGCATCGAAGAGCCTAGTGATGGCGGCACTTTTGACACGGTGACCTTTGACGCCAAATTCAAGCGCGTCGGTCGGAAGGAATTCCAGAAGCTTGGCGAGAAGGGCGAGCTTGACCTGTTGAAGGTGATCATGGTCGGCTGGGAGGGCATCCAGGATGAGGACGGCAAGGAGGTGCCGTTCTCGATCGAAGCGATGCGCGAGTTGTCGGACGATCCGTATTGGATTCGCGGTGTGTTGAAGGCATACACCGAGACTTTTGAGGGCGCGCGCCAGGGAAACTGAAAGAGGCTGCCGTTTACTGGACGGGCGGCGGCAAGAGAGTAGAAGACAAAACGGGTGAGGATGCTGCTGCTTTTGGCATCGTCCTACCCGAGCAGCCGAAAGAGAAGTCGGCTGATTTTGAGGTGTGGGACGAAAACTGGGAGATCGTGATGATGTTCTTGCGTATGCAAACGCAATGGACGACCACGATGGCTGGCTACATGGGCTTGCGATATGACGTGATGCTGTGTGCTGGCGGGTTGTTTGACCTTTACAATGTGGACAATCGCCGCGAGATGCTGGAAGGTCTTCAGATAATGGAGGCTGCAGCGTTAAGCGAATTGGCCAAGGACAAGGATGGCTAAACAGGTAAGCGAAATTCTGGT